GCCTACTATTCGAGCCACTAATTCAGAGATATGGTTTTCATTCAACCCACAGTTTGAAGATGACCCCGTTTATAGCCAGTTTGCAATGAGTACAAGCCCCGACGTGCGTAAATGGTGCGTTAATTGGAGGGATAACCCCTTTTTCCCTGAAGTGCTAGAGAAGGAAAGACTGCGTAAGTTCTACAATGACCCTGAAGGTTATGCCAATGTATGGGAGGGGGCTTTAATAACTAACGGTAAGGCAAGCATCTTTAAAGACCATTACAAGGTGGAAGACTTCACCCCCACAACACAATGGGGCTATCCCCTATACGGTATGGATTTTGGCTACTCAAACGACCCGACAACGCTTGTTAAATGCTATTTGCATAATGACACAATCTACATTGAAAAATCAGCTGGCAAGGTCAATTTAGATATTAACGATATAGCCCGCTACTTCTTTGATGAGTTCGGGGAAGATTTAAGCCGTACAAGCATATCAGCTGATTGTAGCCAACCAATGACGATTGAATACCTACGCACACACGGCTTAAGTGGCATCCACGCTTGTCAAAAGTGGCAAGGGTCAATCATTGACGGTATAAGCTGGTTGAAATCATTCGGTAAAATGGTAGTTCATAGTAAAGCTACTGGAGTTATTGACAATTTACGGCTATACTCAAATAAAGTAGATTTACGCAATGACAAGGTTTTAAACGAGCCTAAAGATGCCAATAACGATTATATAGACGCTTTACGTTATGCGTTCGACCGCATTATTAAGACCAACGGTAGCTATTGGCATTTGTTTGACAAAATAGGAGATGACTTTTAATGAAACTTTTTAACTGGTTCAATCGAGATAGCAAGCCCTTAATGGAAGCCCCTAAAGCCTCCAACTATGACGGTATCCAAAATGCAGTTACAGGGGTTGGTAGTTTCTTTGATGCTGGAACGTTCAACACATTTGGACTAACAACGCTCACACAATTTCAATTAGAAGACTACTACAACGGAAGCGGTATCGCACGTCGTATAGTTGATATGCTACCTGAAGACGCTTTAAGGCATGACTTGGAAACCACAGGTGAAGAGCTTTACAACGAAATGAAGCGGTTAAACTTCATTGAGAAGCTAAAAGAACTATCCAAGAAAGCCCGCTTATATGGCGGTGCGGTTATGCTCATGCTAGCAATGGACGGGCAGGACGATATGGGGCTGGCACTTAATGAAGGCAACTTAAAGAGCATTGAGGAGTTGGTTATCTTCACAAAAGACGAGATTAACAGTTACGAAATGGAACTTCAAACCGATATTACACAACCCGATTATGGGAAATACTACTACTACACATTCAGCACAAAAGGCGGTGGGATTCTAAAGGTTCACGCAAGCCGTGTGTTGAGGCTTGATGGTGATTATAACGCAACGACTAGAGGCACGGACTACGAATGGGGCAATAGCGTATTGCAGAAGGTGCATGAACGCCTAGCGGTGTACTTGATGGCTACGAAGTTTATTGATAATTTATGTAAAGACTATAAAGAAAAAACCTTTGCAGTAAAGGGGTTAATTGAACTAATCGCTCAAGGGCGGTGGTCTGATTTGCAGAAGCGTATGCAAATTGTAAGCCGTGGTCAATCGATGCTTAACATGACACTGGTTGATGCAGACAATGAGAAGATAGACACCAAGGTAAGCAATGTAAGCGGTTATGATTCATTGATTGACAAGTCAGCCGAGGCGGTTTCAGCAGATGTAGGGATGCCTGTTAGTTTGCTATTTGGACGCTCCCCCGCTGGAATGAATGCCACAGGGGATGGGGATAAGGACATTTGGCACGCACAGGTAAAAGCCTATCAAACACACACACTACAGCCGTTAATTGAGCGTTTCGTTACACTATTGGGCTTGCAGTCAGAATGGAGAGACAAGCCACCAGAACTAACATGGGAATGGGCAAATTTAGAACAATTAAGCGACTTGGAGGAAGCAGACGTAAGATTAAAGGTAGCTCAAGCGGATAAAATCTACATTGACGCTGGCGGTGCTGATGCTTCCTACTTGTTCCACCAAAGGCATGACGGCGGGTATAATACCAATTTAGGCTATACGATAGACGGTTATCAAGGCTTTTTAGCAGATGAAGGGAGCTTTAACGATGGCACAGATGACGATGTTGTACCCACGGACGATACAGACACATAGCGATTATGTGGATTGTGTCATCATCCTTCAATGGTGGTCTATCTGCTATTACCAATGTTGCTATAATACCGAGGGGATGGTAGAAGTACCCGACGCAGTGAATGACCATCTTTATAGAATGGTTGAAGCATGGGAGGAAGTTAATCCCGATACGATTAACTCTAATTCTACTACGCAACAGATTGGCTTTGGTGAAATGATAGATGACGCAAAAAAAGCAGATATAAAACAGGCTTATATTAACATTCAGGAAGGGTTAAAGCTTTTATATGCGTAAGGTATTAAACAACTTCCCGAAAGCGATACAGCGGCGTTATAAGGCGTTTATTCTTAACGGCTTAAAGGCTTATAACAAAACCTTTGTTGACTACGTTATTAGTAGGCTTCCAGCTATCTATGCGTTAGCTGGGGTGCGTACCGATGCTGATTACAGCGAAGAGATTAACCAGTTGGTTATTCAAGGTATCGCTTTTGAAGTAGCACAACAGATAGTCAATGAAGGCTTAATATACCGACATGGTGCAGATGTTTATTCATTCGTGGGTAGAACGTTAAAAGAAAAAGCAGTTAATGAGTTTGGTGTTAATGCCATTGGAAGCAGAGGGCTTGAACCAACCGTAAGGGCATGGGCTAAGGATAACGTACGCTTAATTAAGGATATGCTGGCAAGTGAGCGTAACGCAATAGCTAGCATTGTTAGTAGGGGCGTGGGTAGTGGTTTATCTGTTAAACAACTAACCAAGCAGATTATCGAGCAAACAGGCGTTACTGGTAGGCGTGCTACATTGATAGCCACGAACGAAATAGGTAACCTATTCGGTCAGATTGAGAAGTTTGAGAATGAACGACTAGGCTTTAATCTGTATGAATGGGCTACTGCATTGGATGAGAGGGTAAGACCTACCCATAAGGCAATGCGTGGCAAGATATGCCGTTGGGATGATGCAACCGTCTATAAGGACAGCGTCGACGATACGGAATGGAAGCCACGGTCTGCTATTGGGGGTGTAAATGCTCATCCTTCAATGGAGATACGGTGCAGATGTACAAGCTATACTATTTTTGAGTAGAAAGAGGACAAAATGGAGTTCAGCCTATTTAATGGCGATTGTTTGGACGTTTTAAAGACGTTATCAGTAATTTAGAGAATAGGATAAAATGGAATTTAATTTAAAGGCAATAAAACAACAATTCAAAGAAAAGGGTGTTTTTTATACAGAAACAGCTTTGGCGGAACTTGTTAAAAGTTATTTACCCCAACAACTAATAGAAGTGTACGACCCAACTTGTGGCAATGGCGGGTTACTTTCAGTTTTTGGTGATGAAATAAATAAATATGGGCAAGAATTAGATTGCCAACAGTTGAAAGATGCTGAAAAACGGCTTTCAAACTTTACTGGCATAGCTGGGGATACTTTAGAAGCTCCTGCCTTTATGGATAAACGTTTTAGGGCAATTGTAGCAAATTATCCGTTTTCCATTAAGTGGCAACCTCCTTCACCTATTATGCAAGACCCTAGGTTTTTAGTATTACCTTGTTTGCCTCCTACTTCAAAAGCAGATTACGCTTTTATAGCTCATTGCATTCATTTATTGCATGATGAAGGTACGGCAGTAATAGTTTGTTTCCCTGGTATTTTATACAGAGGTAATAAAGAGGGGGAAATTAGAAAATGGCTAATAGAGAAAAATTATATCAAGCGTGTTGTTAGGATTCCAGCTAAACAATTTACAGACACCGCAATAGAAACAACTATTCTAATTTTAGAAAAGCACAACCAAGCCGAAGGAATTATTTTTGAAGACTTAGTTTTAAATAAAAAAACCACAGTATCAATAAAAGAAGTTTTAAAAAATAATGGGGTTTTATCAGTTAATTTATATGTTCAAGCCAACCAAACACAAAAAACGCCTATTGACGCATTAGAACTACAATTGCTTGCAAGAAAGCAAATGATTAACAAATTGAAGTGCGATTTAAACCATGACGAATGGATATGTAAATTGGAGGGGTGGAGTCATGTCGATTATTGTAAACAGCTAATAAGTGTTATTTCAGAACATATAAATTTTTATGATGTAGCCATAGCAGAGGCACGCATTACGCACGCACAAAATAAAGATAGCCGTAAGCAACTAAAGTTAGATATTTAGCTAGTAGTTGTTTTTATTAAACTGATAGGCTATACTAAAGTTACATAAGTAAACAATAGGGGTAAACTATGCAAACAAGGTTTGACCGTTCTGCTTTCAAAATGAAAAAAACTAAAGAAGGTTACTATAATGGTAAGGCTGTAGTAACTAAAACTGGTGTTTTTCAATACCTTAATGCGGATGGTACGATATGTCGAGAATTGCGTCATGCCGACGATGTGCTAAAAACTGAAAGCCTTGATACACTCAAATTAAAACCCGTTACAAATGACCATCCAAACGAATTAGTTAATGTAGACAACGTGGATAAGTATAGCGTTGGTTCTATTGGTGAGACAGTAGAAGTACACGGAAACAACATTGTTGTTGCCTTCACTGTAAACAATAAAGATGCGGTAATGGCTATTGAAAGCAACAAAAAAAGAGAATTGAGCCTAGGGTACACGTTAGACCTTATACAGGAAGATGGTATCTACAATGGTGAAGTATATACGCACCGCCAAACAAACATCAATTATAATCATTTGGCTATAGTTGAGCGTGGGCGTGCTGGGCGGGATGCCCGAATAAACATGGACGGTTATGCCGTGCAGGTGGTGGTAGATGAAGCAGAGGAGGTTTCCGTTATGACGGATAACTTACAATCGCTTCGGGTGGATGGGTTGGAATACAAAGCATCACCTGAAGTAGTTAAACACCTTGAAAAGCAAACAGCCCTAAGGCTCGATGCTGAAAAGGCATTAGTTGAAGCTAAAGCAAACGTTGATTCGTTGCAAGCTAAACTAGACGAAACTGTAAAAGCTAAAAATGAAGCAGAGGCGAAAGTTAATTCTGATGCTATCGCTTATTTGGTAGCTTCACACGTTGAATTGTTAGGTAAAGCTGGGCGTGTGGTTAATGTTGATTCATTAGCTAGCAAGTCTGCTCGTGAAGTTCAAGAGTTCGTAATTAAAGCAAAAAACGCCGATATGGATTTATCTGAAAAATCAGATGATTATGTTTCAGCACGGTTTGATGCAATTATTGAAGCTTTGCCATCCAAAGATGAAGAAGCTTTAAATAAACAACGTGAACAGCTACATTCGATTAACACCGATAAAAAAGAAGATGTAGCAATGACTCCTGATGCTCAAATTGCCCAGTTAAACGCACTTCGTGGAGGTGGTAAATAATGCCAGTTCAAACTAGTTATACAATAAAGCCAGCCGTTGCACTTGCTGGTTTGGTTTCCACCGCTCAAGATACTATTATCGATAGCTACAACGCCGAGGAAGCTTTAGATTTTGGCGTAGGCGTAGTTGTTGGCACTGCTGAAAACCAAGTTAAGGAAACCGTAAGCGGTGGAAAACTTCGTGGTGTTACGGTATTTAACCATAGTGGTATAAATGAGTCTGCTAGTTCTATTGTTGCTGGTGATTTAGTGCCAGTGCTTAGAAAAGGACGCATTTGGGGTAAAGCCGTTGGTGCTGTTACTGCAGAAGCTCCTGCGTACGTTATTATTACAGTGGGTGCTACTCAAGGACAGTTTACCGCTACGGCTGGCTCAAACTTGCTTGTTGGTAAGTTCCACAACGGCGGTACTGATACCCTTGTTGAAATCGACGTAGACTTGTAAGGAGTGAATAAAATGACTTATCAATTAAGCCAGCATTCGCTGGGTGCATTAAGCTCTCAACTCAATTTAGACGCTGGCGAAACGCCTAACTTTAAACGTGAGTTTGAGTATATTTTTACCGACGTGTACAAAAGAAAGTATGCTACAGGTAAAGCGTTACAATTGTTTCCAGTCGCTAGTGGCGTTCCTGCAATGGCTAAAAACTACGTCTTCAAAACAGGCGATAGAGTGGGTCGTGCAAAGTTCGTAGCTGAGGGTTCTTTAGATATTCCGATGTCTGAATTAACAGGCGACGAAGTTACACAAAACATTAAGCCAATTAAAACAGGGTTTCAATACACTGTAGAAGACTTGGCTCGTGTTGGTTATGGCAAGTTCAACATCCCTAGTGATAAAGCAGAGGGTGCGGTTCAAGATATTTTCAACTTGCACAACCAAGCTTTTTGGTTAGGTGATACCGCTAACGGAATTACTGGCATCTTGAACAACTCAAACATTGACGGAGCGGCAGTAGCAAACGGTGCGGCTACCACTCCTGCATGGTCAACTAAAACTCCTGATGAAGTGTTAAAAGACCTTAGCGATGCGGTTAATACGATGCGTAACAACACGCTGATGCTTGAACAGCCTACGCTATTGGTTATGTCTTCTACTGCTTACACTCGGTTATCTACTACGAAGTTCAATAATGAGACCTTGATGACGATTCTTCAAGTGTTCAATATGTACTTCCCTGAAATCACTGTAGATTGGGATGTTACTTTAAACGGTGCGTTCTCGGGTGCTACAGATGGTTTCTTACTATGCAATAACAGAGATGCTCGCATTATCGAATTGATTGCCCCTATTCCTTATCAGTTAGGTCAACCTGTATTCGATGGTGTTGGTTTTACCACTATAGCTATGGGTCGTAATGGTGGAGCTAAAATCACTACTCCTAAAGCATTCTTGCGTCGTTGGGGTATCTAGTTATGCCTAAAGTAACACTTAACCAAGGTGGAGCTTATCAACTATGTGGCATTCGGTTAGAAGCTGGTGAAAACCAGCTTTCTGATGCTGATTTATCAGTATTGAATAGCCAAGGTGGTTTTTTAAACGACGTTAAGCATGGCTTAATTGTGGTTGAAGCTCCTGAAGTAAAAGAAGCTCTTAAAACTCCTGCAACACCTAAAGGTAAATAGCAACAATGACAGCCCCTACTCCTTTACAATTAGTTGAAGTAATCAGCAATGGTAGTATCTGCAATACAGAGCCTTCCATCACTGGGTTAATTCAATTAGCTGAACTAAGAGTAGGGGCTTCTTTTTGCCCCGATAAACGCAATTACTTAGTGGCTTATATGGCTTGTCATATGTTCACAATGGCTAATAGAAACGGCGATAGTGGATTTATAACAGGGCGTACCGAGGGTGAGCTAAGTATTCGATACAATGACAACCAAACAACATTATCGCAAGGTGGAAGCTTAGATACAACCACTTACGGACGGCTTTATAAAGAGTTATGCAGAGATTGTATTGGTACGGCTATAGGAAACGCTTACGAATGATGGGCTATACTAAGACCATTAAAGGTAGTCATCAACCTATTTTAGACTTTGTTAAAGAAATAGGTAGCTACTGCATTAAAGCTGGCATATTGGAAAGCAATAACCCTGTAGGTGAAAGCGGTACAAGGGTTGCTGAATATGCGTTAGATAACGAGTTCGGTACGCATAAGATACCCGAACGTCCTTTTATTGGTACAGCTACCGACGAACAAGGGCATGGATGGATTGATACCGTTAAAAAGCAAGTTCCTTTAGTTTTAACGCAAAAAATGAAATTATCTGCTTTGTTGGATACCGTTGGTAAAAAAATGCGGTTTGCTATTAAAGACCAAATTAAGTTTATTATCATTCCTAAAAACGCCCCTACTACTATTGAGAAAAAAGGTTTTGATAATCCGCTTATTGACACTGGTTTAATGCTTGAAACGGTAGACTACGAGGTAATCAAGCGATGATTTTTCGTAGACCGTTAAAAGTAACACGAAAATTAGCTGTCTCATATAACGACGCTGGAAAATGGGTTGATGGTGCAACTTCTAAGGTTCTTACCATACAGGCAAGCGTTCAACCGTTGCTTGGCAAGGACGTGAAGACCCTCCCTGAAAACCGCAGGAGCATTGAAAGCTATTGCTTGTATACAAACAGCAATCTAACAGTTTTAGACGAGCTTACAAGTCAATTAGGCGATACCGTTGTAATTAACGGGAAAAACTATGAAGTGGTAGCACGGCATGATTGGCAGAATGGCATTGTTGACCATTACAAGTATATTGTGCAGAGGGTTCTATAATGGAGTGGCTATACAATGAGCTGATACCATACTTTGCAGATTTAACAGATGTGCCTGTTGTGCGTCCTATGCAAAATGCTCCAGCCCCTAGTGGGCGGTATTGCACTTTAAAAATAACATCAGTAGTTAATCGTGATTTTAACATCCCACTGGGTACAAGCATAGGCAATGAAACCAAAGTTAGACGCATCTTTGATTTTACCGTTACCATTAACTGTTACGGTATTAACAATCAGATTGAAACGGCGGAAGCATTAGCAGAGTCTGTTTTAGATGGCTTAGTTGATGCCAATAAACGCCATGTTCTTTTTACTCAAGATATTAGTTACAAACGAGTGTTACAACCATCTACAGATATTAGTGCAACTATTGGAGGGCAGTATCAACCACGGTTTGTTTTAGCTTTAGGGTTTGAAGCAAGCAAAGAAATAGTGTATACTGAAAGCACTATAGAAACTGTTGAGATTAACGGCAACGTTGATGGTAATTTAACTGAAACCACTATTACTTATACCTATTAGCCTTTTGGAGGTTTACTAAATGGCAGACCAAGTTGTTAAAGATACAATTGAAGTTATTATAACAAGGGATACAACATTTGTAGAGCGTTCAAGCTTTGGTATCCCCTTGTTTATTGGTGAAACTGTCTTATCCCCTGTTATCCGTATGGCTACTTATTCTTCATTAGATGAAGTGAAAGTAAAATACACAGCTGGTACTGAACCTGAATACCTAGCTGCTCAAGCCTTCTTTTCTCAAGGTGGCAACGCTAAAAAGTTCAAGATTGGCTACAAAGCAAGTGGTGAAACCTACACGCAGGCATTAGATGCTATTCGTGCAGTAGACGACGGCTTTTATGCGATTGCTATTCAATCTACCGATAAAGCAGTACAAATTGCCTTTGCAGTTACTGTTGCTGGCTTTGCTGGGGATAAAATTGCATTATTCCGTTCAGATGATGCCGATATTATTAACGGTGCTGTTTCTACGGATGCGTCTGGTGTTATTAAAGCAACCAACAACGATTACGTTGGTATGTTTTATCATACAGGCGTTTATAAAGTTGGCAGAACTAACGGCGTATTTCCTGAAGTAGCTTTGTTAGCACGTTGCTTAACGATTCCAGAAACCAACACAACCGCACCTGGCTCGAACAACTGGGTTTTGCAAAAATTAGTTGGCATCACAGGCGATACTTTAAGCACTACCGTAGTTGATGCTTTAGAGAACAAAAACACTGTTTTCTTTATAGGTTCAAGCAATACTAATATCGTTGCGAGAACAGGTGGTGGCACAATGCTAGGTGGTGAATGGATAGACGTTATCCACGGTACAGCTTGGTTAAAAAGCAGACTAGCTGAAAATGAATATGCTTTATTGGCTAGCAAAGCTGATAGAAACGAAAAAGTGCCCTACACCGAGGCTGGTATCGCTTTAAATGAAGAGAGAGTAAGATACACCCTTGAAGGGGCTTTTAAAACTGGCTTCTTAGATTCTTACACTGTAACAGCTATTGCTATCGGTGATACTCAAGCGGTTGACCGTGCTAATCGGATTCTTAAAGGTGTT